ACATCCCAAGCAAGAACATATAATCCCGTTCAAGGTGGTTTACGTTTTACACCACCCGTAATAGGATCTCAAACAGGATCTTATGGTATACATGGAGTTACAGATGATACAAATCTTTCACCACCATCTTTAGACCCTGATGATTGGGAATTATTATCAGGAACACACGATCCTATAGTTCATCATTTAGATACTATTGGTAAAAGAAAAATTGATCCTGTTGGATTTTATTTAACCAATGATAATCTTTCTTTATTTTATAATAGTGGTTGGGATGATTACACAGATTACAGGGGTGGAACTCATGGATATGATAGAGAAGCAACGAATCAAGCAGGTAGTTTAATAGCTTTTGATGGTACATTTGAACATGAAGATTTTGATACAAATCCTGTACTATCATTTCCACAATATACATGGCAGGGGCAAAATAGAGTAAATCCATATGCTTTAGTTTGGTATCCACCGCATAATTGCTACTACTGTTGGTATGGAGACTTTGCTGAAGGTGGAGATGGAGATAAATATTCAGGTAGAAGAGCATTAGGACTTGCTAAATCTACTGACATGATTAATTGGATATATGTATCTGTAGAAGAACCCGCATTTGATATTGAAGGTGTGTATAATATTATACCATCAGCATTTCCAAATACAAACTTTAATAGTGAAGGAAGGTTATATGCTTATGGAGCTACATTTGTAGATGGAAATATTTATCTAAGCGTAGGAGGATCTATTGATGAACAAAATTGGAGTGCTATATTAACATCTTCTGATCCTACTTCAGGGTGGTCAGGAATAGATAATCCTGATATGGACAGACCAATGCCTATTAAAATTGGAGATAAGTGGTATTCTCCAAGAAATATAGGTTCTCCGAATGACGGGGATAAGAGAGCTATTGCTATCAGAGTATATGACGATCTTAATAGTGATGGAGTAAACCATTTTATATTTGATACAGGACACGGGGGAAGTGCAGGTGTAAGTAGACAGTTATTCGCTTATAATGGGAAATGGCATGTAGCTTATCGACAAAGAGATGAAGATTTATGGGAGTTAGAGGAAGAAGATTTCAGAGATATGTATATAGCGAGAGAGAAATAATTTTATATAAAAGATAAATTTTAATAATTAATAGTAGTAACATAATTCATTTAATAAATAAAAAGAACAAGGTGAAATAAATGGGTAAGAAATTAACTCTTACAAATGTAGAAATGTTAAATATATTTAGAGGATCACAAATCATTCAAAATTCAATGGATTTGATTGTACCTTTAGATTTCAAATTTACAAAAGTAGTAAATACACTGAAACCTCATGTAGATGAGTATCAGGAAAAAATAAATAAATTAAAAGATAAGTACGCGGAGAAAAAAGAAGACGGTTCTTTTAAAATTATCAAAGAGGAAGGAAAAAATGATAGACTATCTTTTGAAACAGAAGAAAAAGAAAATAAATTCCATGAGGATATCGATCAGTTAGATCAATCAGAAATGGAAATACATTTACCTGTTATTTTTAAAATTTCAGATTTTGTGGATGAAAATGGAAAACCGTTGAAAATAAATAAGGGGTTATCTTATATGATATCTGAAATTGTAGAAATGTAAAATGAAAATTAAGGCATTTGTATATTTTTTATATTTATAGTAGTAGAATAATTAAAAAATTTTAAAACAAATGTCATATAATTTTTTTGAATTCATATTATCAAATAATACAATATTTGGTATAGACAAGGATATTTTAACTCTCGTATTAATTCCTATATTTTTTGGTGTAATGAGATTTTTTGAATTTCTTATATCAAAAACTATTGAGATACTCAAACAAGAAGGTCAGTCATCTCAGAATACTCAGACAACAGAGATAAATTTTAATCCCCAACAGAAGGGAATATTTACGATATAGAAGCAGGAAAAACGGATGCGGAAAAAAATTTAGCCACTGAAATGACTATACGTCCTCTTTTGGATAGGATACGAAAGGATTTAGAAGCGGACAGGGTGTTTTTAGCTAAATTTCATAATGGGGATAAGAGAAATGAGGTTTACCCAGGAGATATCTTCCAAGTATATACAATAATATCAGAGAGTTTGGCTGATGGGGTATCATCTGAAAAAGGATATTTTTCAAATATACCAATTGGATTTTATAAAACAGTTTTAGATAAAATCTTACATAATAAATGGATGTTCATCAATGACATCAATAAAATTCAAAGTAATGAGTTACGATATGTTTTGAGACATTTAGGAATTAAATCATATGGTGCGGTTGGAATTTTTAATGTTTCAGATGATATGTTAGGTATTTTAGGTATTGAATTCGTTAAAGAAAGAAAAGATATAACTCAGGAACATCTTGATTTATTAAAAGCTAACGCACACTATTTTATAGAATACATAGAACGTTATAACATTAAAAAGTAGAGGAAATAAATGTCGATTCAAGTTAAATCAGACGAAGAAAAAGTAAAAAAAGAAAAGCAGAAAGAAGGCGTTGACCGTATAAAGAAAAAATATATGAAGCGGTGGAATTTGGAGGAAAGTGAAAAATTCCACATGAGAAACACCGATGCCAAAATAAATTTTCCTACATCATTAGAAGAAGTTGATATTGGTGAAGTATGGGAAGATAATAAGACAGGTAAAAAATGGAAACGGACAGGGAAGAAGTCATGGACACGAGAATCATCCATGAATTTATTTCGACCTGATGTTTGTATGAAATGTGAACGTTTACTTTCAAATCATAATGAAATAAATGTGAATATGACTACAGGTAGATGTTACAAATGTCATGCTAAAGAAGAGACTGAGAAAATAGCTAAGGGAGAAGAGTATGTGCCACCATCATGGAAATCTGAAATTCGAATAACTAATACGTTTGGTGAAGTTATCATGGATATCTATGAATATATCAATGATTTTGGTGAATTGAATGCTTATATATTCCTTACTAATCTTATTGATGGATTAGACCAAAAGAGAGAAAAGGGTAAAAGAGTTAATGAACCTATGTATGAAAATGCAGTGTTTATCCGAAATAAAATCAAACAAGAGAGATTAGAGGATATTTCAGTATTAGAAGATATAATTTCAGATTTTAAAGAAGAAGGTATAATTAAAAATAAGATACTGAATAAAGAAGTACATCAACTAACGGAAGAATTTCATAAAAGAAAAGGCAATGCAAAAGAACTTGAGCTTATTAAACAAACAAAAAAAGATATCAGAAAGCTTATCTAAAGCTTATGATGAATTATTACTTTTAGAAGAGAAGGTACGGAACCCTGTTGAAATATATAAAAAAGATGATGTCTTAGATAAAGAGACAATAGATGCATATAAAGATGCAAAAGGTGTACCATTAACTGAATTCGATTTTAATACTATTGCTATGGTATTAAAAGCTAAAAATCAAAAGTCTATGGAAGAGGTAAATTTTCTAATAGGCGAAGCAAAGGAATTCGTTGAGAGATTTGAAAAAGGTAAAAAATATGATTTCTATAGAGTTGATGATATTTTTGTAGATTTAACAGCCGTTATAAATGAATTAAAAGCGTTTGATAATATTGATACTGATAAATTAAAAAAGGCAGAGGAAGTAAGAAAAGCTCTCCGTTATGTTGTTACAGCAAGATCAAATGCTAACAAGATGATGAAGGAAATTTCTAAAAAAAGAGATGAAGCAAAAGCTAAATTGGAATCAAAAGAGTTTGAATCTGAATTAGAAAAACTTCAACAAAAACATGAGCAAGAAATGGCTCAATTGAGGCAGAAATATGAAGTTCCTGAAGATTTTGAAGATAACATGGATAAGTATTTTGATAAAGATGATTTAGAAGAATTAGAAAAATTACAACAAATGAAGGCTAAGTATGAAACGAACGCCTCAAGAGCCGAGAATGAAGCAAAAGAATTGGTTATTTATATAAGGGATTTATTAAAAGAATTTTATGAAATACCTGAAAAGGTTATCGACGAAGTTAATATCACACTTAAAGCTATGGGTGCTGTTGCATCGGTTGTAAGGAAATATAGCGATCCAAATATAAAAAAGGCTGATCTAAAAAAGGCTTTGGAAAATCCAAAAATAAAAGAATTACTCGAACCATATATAACAGAGGGTTATTATTTTGAATCTGTTAATATTATAAATTCTAAAATACCTGAAGTTTCTAAATTCTTTGGTGAAGCACATAATAAAATAGCTAAAATTATTGAAGATATACCTGATACGGAAGAAGTTAAAAAAACTGATATTTCTGAGGGGGTTTTGAAAGACGCATTTAAAAAGGGTGTTAATTTAGTTGTATCAGCTATTTCAAAAATGTCTGATAGATTGAAATCAGCTATAACATCATTAAAAAATTCAGTGTTTAGAAATGGTACTGAGATAGAAACAGCAATAACTTCATTTAATTCAGAACATAGTAAACGATTGAAAAAAGTTCAAAATTTATATTTAGACATCGAATCAGATATGTCAGAATTATCAATCGAATTACTTAGAGAAAATATAAAAAAATAAAATGAAGTGGCACTTACTAACGAACAGAAGGAAGAGGTAAAAAAATGTAAGAAAGATCCGATCTATTTCATTGAGAATTATGTTTATATAGAGACAGAAGATTATGGTGTAATAAAATTTAAATTGTATGAGTATCAAAAGAAGTTAATTAGAGAAATTTTAGCAGATGATTATCAATTACATCATTGGAGAAAAAGTCGTCAGATTGGATGTTCTACGTTATTAAGTGCGTACGCGGTATGGTTAACTAATTTTTATATGGCGAAATCTGTGGCTATTGTTGCTACTGATTTACGTACAGCAAAGAAGTTACACGGTAAAGCTTCCTATGCATGGAGTAGATTACCTGAATGGATGAGAATGGGTAAAAATAACAGGAACATGACTCAATTGTTCTTGAAAAATAGATCTTCAATTGAAGCATTCCCATTTAGTAAAGATAAAGGTACACGTTCTATTTCAGCTTCATTGGTTATCATGGATGAGTGTGCATTTATGAATAATGCAGAAGATGTATGGGGAGCTATTGAACCATCGTTATCAAAATCAGGTAATGTTATCGCATTAAGTTCACCTGATGCACCGCAAGGTTGGTTTTATAATGTATTTAATGAGGAAAAAACGAATGATCATGGTGAGTGGAATTTAGTTAAACTCTCATGGGAAGTTCACCCTGAAAGGGATCAAGCTTGGAGAGATGAAAAAGATAGAAGGGTAGGAAAAAGAAAAGCCAAACGTGAATATGACGCTGAATTTGGTGTTTCTAAATCTGCATACTTCGAACCTGAATATATTGAGAAGATCAAAGATTATATGATCAAAGATCCTATCATAAAGAAAGGTAAACTGTGGATATGGGAAGAGCCAATAGAAGGAGAAGAGTATTTAATAGTTGTTGATCCCGCTGAAGGTTCTCATGATTTATCTGCTATTGAAGTATTTAAATTATCTACTATGGAACAGGTGGCAGAATATTTAGAACGTATACACTACAATAAATTTAATGTGATACCTACAAAAATAGCTAAACAATATAATAATGGTTTATTAGTGATAGAGGACAATTCGATTGGTAAAACAACAATATCACGTACGAAAGATTTAAATTATTTAAATTTATTTAAGAGAGGTCAAAATAAAAAAGAACGTCAAATTCTTGGGATTACAAATCCAAAAGATGGTTGGAACACGAACACGAAAACCCGACCAATGATTATTGAATCATTACGTTCATTTATTGAGACAGATGAGGGATTTATAACTATTCGATCAGAACGGTTATTACAACAATTAATGACGTTTATCGAAAAGAATAATAAACCACAGGCACAATCAGGTAGTTATGATGATGGTATTATGGCTACAGCTATAGGTTGTTTTGTGTATGAAATACGTGGTACACGAATAAAGAATCCTGATACAGAACATGATATTCTTGAGATGTATTCAGCAATACAGGAATCAGCACAGGATAAGTATAAAGCAATGAAGGAGTTTGATGATTTATTTGATGGTTTGACAGAAGAAGAGAAAGACAAAGAGATTCTTAAAAAGAAAAGAAAAGATATAATTAACAGTAAAGGAAAGGAATTCAATATGGGTGATCCATTTATGGAATCCTATATACAAAATTACAAAGATGAATTCGGATTTTAAAAAATATTACAGGAATTAAATGGCTCGTTTGACAAAAAACTTACAACGTTTACGTAGATATTTCAAAGGAAAAACGGTTGTTATACCTGATAGAGATGGAAATGTAAAGTTGCGTACAGTAGAACCTTCTACGGTTGCAATGGATCATTTATGGTCATCTATGGGTGGTAGATCAATGGGACGTGGTGGTAACATGATGTCCTCTAATTATTACAATCATTTTGTAACACCTGCTCACAGACAGTATCTATTTAGAGAATATATGTTAATGGAAAGAGATCCAATTATTGCAAGATCATTGGATATCCTTTCAGGTGAGGTATGTTTACCCGATGAAGATAATACAGTAATTCAGATAAAAAGTGATAATGAAAAAATTAAGACTTCATTGGATTATTTATTTCATGAAGTATTGAATGTCAATTTTAATTTAAGATCATGGGTACGTCAAATGTTAAAGTATGGTGATTGTTTCATATACTTAAACATTGAAGATACATATGGTATTACAGATGCTATACCTTTTTCAATTAATGATGTTGAGAGACACGAAGAAGAAGATAGAACATTTTTTACGGCACAGAATATTTTATCAAATGAAATACCTGAAGAACGGATGATCCATTTCAGGTTAACAAAAGATAGTGAATTCTTACCTTATGGTGTATCATTATTAGAACCAATTAGACGACATTGGAAACAGTTAACATTATTAGAAGATTTCATGATGGTATATTACCTGATGAGATCAGTAAATCAAAGAGTATTTAGAGTTGATGTTGGTAATTTAGCACCAAAAGACGTTCCATCTTTCGTAAGTAAATTTCAAGAGATGATTCAACGTCAACCATTAGTAAATGAAAAAACAGGTGAATATGATCTGAAGTTCAATCCGATGAATGCCATTGATGATATTATTCTACCTGTAAGAGAAGGATACGATAATACCAATTTTGATGAGATCCCTGCTTCTACAGAAACATCTATTACAGATGGAATTGAATATTTTAGAAAGAAAATGATGGCGGGTCTTGGAATTCCGAATTTCCTTTTAAATTATGAAGATCAAATTAATTCAAGAGCTACAGCATCTGCCGAAGATTTACGCTTTGCAAAGAATGTTATAGATCTCCAAAAAATTATTCTTTCTGAATTAGAAACTATTGCGGTAATACATTTAATTTTACAAGGGTATTCTAAAAAGGATATCCATTCTTTTGAATTATCATTGACAAATCCATCTGATCTTAAAGAGATGGAAGAACTTGAGAAGTTAGAAAGGAAATTAAGTGTTGCAAGAGACATGAAAGATATTGAAATGTTTGGTAGTGAATATATCTATGAAAAAGTATTTAATTTAGGAGCAGATGAAATTAAAGATCAGCAAGATGCAGTATTAGCTGATAAGATCAATGAGAAATTAAATGAAGATATTGTTAATGAAGCTGAAGTTCCATCTGAGGAAGAGGATATGGGTGGAGAAGAGGATGACACCGAACGTGAAACAGGAGAAGGTTCACAGGGGGGTCAATTAGCTAAACCATCACCTGATGAAGAGCAGGAAGAAGCGGGGGTAGGAAGGGCTGACGAACTTATGGATGCAAGTAAAACAAACGAAGAACCATCACGAAGACCAAGACAACCTGAAGACGTAGATCCTGATGATTAATATTTATTAAAATATATTTTCCCCTATAATTATATTAGAGATAAATACGTTTTTCGCTTAATAAACAAATAAAATGGCAAAATATAATCATTCAAAATTCAAAAATACTTATTTAATATTTGAATTTTTGATACGACAGTTAACAAATGAACTAATCGTGGAATCAGATGTCAATAAATCTAAGACATTTGGCATAATTAAAAAATATTTCACGAAAGGGATATTAAAAGAGGAATTGAATTTATATCAAGCTCTTTTAAATAATCATATACCAAAGGAATATACCGCTGATAAACTTATAGAAGAGTGTGTTAGAAGGTATAAAAGATTAAATAGAAAAGTTTTAAATTCCGAGAGGTATAAGCTTATAGGAGAAATAAAAGAAAATTATGATATTGATAAACTATTTTCTGCTGAAATAGAAGATTATAAAGAAGCAGGGAATGTATTTTTCTTATTTGAATCAATCAGACAAGGTGATATTGTTGAAAAGTCTAAGAGACAAGGTATCATTTTAGAAAATATAACGCAACCAAAAGAAGAAAAGAAATCAGTTCAAATCTTCGAAAGTATCAAGAAAGCCTCTCCTGAAAATAGAAAATTAGCATATCTAATATTGGTAGAAAGATTTAATAAAAAATATTCGGGTGTATTGAACGAAGGACAAAGAAAATACATAAAAGATTATATCTATAACCAAAATAATTCTAAAAATTGGATTAATAAGCATGTTAGTTCAGTTATGAAAGAGATCAATAGTTATAGAAAAATGTTAAAAGAGGGAACAGAACAAGATCAAATTCTCCAATTAAAAGTTAATGAGACATTACGGAAATTAGATTATTTGAGAAAGAAAAAGATTTTTGAAAAATCAGATCACAATAAGGTTTTATTAGGATATAAATTAGTAGAACAACTAAATGAATTCAACAATGTCTAAACATAAAAAAAATGAAATGAGTGCTACAGGAGATGTAGCAGGATATGAAACGCCTTTAGAAGATAAATCAGAAGATTGTGGGTGTGGTAGTAAAAAAAAGAAGAAAAATAAGGATTTCGCTGAAGCAATTGGTTTGAGTGAATTAGTAGAAGAACTTGAAACAGTATTAAAAAATAAAAAGTAAATGGGAGCTAACAAAGCAAAATTAATTGGTGAATCGTATAATATGACAATCGATTCACAGAAGTTAAATAAATTGTTAAAGAATGATGATCCTATATTCTTGGAAGGGGTAATCCAAAGAGCAAATGTTAAAAATGCTAATAATCGTATATACCCAAGGGAAATTTTAGAAAGAGAAGTAGAGAAATATATTGAAGAACATATTGATCAAGGTATTGCTTATGGTGAATTAGATCATCCTGAAAGAGATATAGTAGAACAGAAGACAGCTTCCCATATTATCAGAGAGTTAAGATGGGATGGAAACGATTTAATTGGTAGAATTGAAATCTTACCCGCTGAATATTTTCCATGTGGACGAATTTTACGGGGGGTATTAAAGGTATCAGGAAGAGTCGGATTTAGTTCACGTGGTTTTGGTAGTGAAACTCCAATCGGAAATGACACCTTAAAAGTGAATGAAGATTTCGGATTAATTTGTTGGGATGGCGTAACCAATCCAAGTACATTTCAATCATTTGGTTTTCTTTCTGAATCAGCTAATAATACACTCACAATGAATGAGTATAATCGTATTATAAGTTCTATAGACACGACTATAATGAGCATTTTAAAATAATATCAATCAATGTCAAAAAAGAAAAAAATAAACGAAGAGGCAACAACACCACAGGATGATGTTAATAAAAATTTAACAGCATCACTTGAAAGATATATAAATCAATATATGGTGAAGCTTGGATGGAATAGTAAAGATCTACGTGAAGATTTCGTTGAAACTATGACCAATTTTATCATGTCAGGTAAGGGTGCTAATAGACAACGAATGATTAATAATTATTTAGANAAGGGGATGCAAGTTTTAAACCTTGAAATCAATAAGGATAAAGTTAGTACTGATGATCCTGATGAAGTTGAAGTTAGATCACAACANATTGCAGAGATTTTAGATAAAGGGATACATACAAAACGAAGACTAACAGAGGCTACAAAAGAACTTATTTCTCGGAACTATACATTAGATGAGGCTAAAAAGACTTCATTACGATACCTTAAAGAAAATAATAAAATAGGATCACTTAAAAACTTATCTTCTTTAAATGAACAGGAAGTTGAAGAAGATAAGAAGGATGTCTATTTAACAAATTTCAAAACATTTTTCAGATTATATTTGACAAAGGAATATAATTGGACAACAGAAACAGCCAATTTAGTTATTGATTCCATTATTAATATTGTTGAGAAAGCAAGTGGAGATGCAAGTACTCAAGAAAATATAAATAGACGATTGAATGATATAACTAAAAAAGTAAGTACTACGATGAAATTAAATGCTGAGGTTGAAGAGAATAAAAACTTAGATGTATCAAGAAGTGAACTTAGAAAATTAGCAGTAAGTATCAATGATTGGGCAGGGAAAGTTTTTACTGAATTCTTTAGTACAATACTTACACTATTAATAAATGCGAAAAATGTAAATATACAAAGGGTACTAATTAAAAAAATTAATAATGTTGAGTCATCATTACCTTCTAAGCAGACACAGGAAAAACCTGAAGAAAAAGAATCAAGTAAAGAGGTAGAAAAAGACACTGAAGAGGATAAAGAATGATAGGAGTTAAGAAGAGAAAAGATGAAACAGTAGAGTCATTATTAAAAAGGTTCAATTCAAAAGTATATAATTCAGGGATACTAATTGAACATATGGAAAATAGATTTTTTACTAAACCCTCTACCAAAAAAAGAAAAGCGAAAAAGAGAGCAGAGTTTTTACAGAAAATAAAAACTCGTAATAGTTACTAATAATAAAAGTGGTTATTTTCCTCACTACTTGCGAAGGTTCCCAACTGTGAAAGGTTCGGAACCTTTTTTTTTATTTTATTTTTTTAAAAAATAAATTTACTAATACTTACATGTAAAGCTAATCATTTAAGGATTGTCTAATAATCCTTCACAATTTCGATTTAACTTTAGCACTTCTATATAAATCGACCAAATCAATTCGATTTCACACAACAACATAAATATATAATTCTAACAATAGAATATAATGAAAGCAAAGAAAAATAAATCATCTGCTGAAAAACTTGTAGAAGAAGTTTTAGTAGAAGCGGATCAACTTACTGAAATCACTGAAAATATGGTCAGAGAACAACTATCTGAATTATTTTCTCCAAACGTAAAGCGGGCTATTAATAAGGTAATAACTGAAGGTAGCGAAAATCGCAAATACGAAGAGGAAATGTCGGACGACGATCTTGAAGATCTTGAACGTGCCCTTGAAGAAGGTGACGATGAAGACGAAGATGAAGATTGGAACTTCGAAGAAGATGGCGGTGAAGGCGATAGCGATAGTGACGGTGAAGGTGATGAAGAATACGATGACGAATCCATGGAAGAATCTGATTACTCAGATGAATTAGAAGACGAAGAGGAACTTGATGAAGAAACTCCTGCGAATTACGACGAAGATGATTACGACTTTATTGAAGAGCTTAGAGAAATTCTCGAAGCTGACGATGAGGAAGATGATGATTANGACGACGTAGATGTGGAAGATAAAGAAGACCTCGACGAAGGCGAAGATGGTGGATCGTATACTGAGAAAGCACCTAAAGTAAAAATGGATGAAGAAGAAGGCGATGGGAAATCAGACGATTCAAGTGATTTATCGGAAGATAAAGAAGGTGGGTCATATACTGAAAAAGCTCCTAAAGTGAAAATGGATGAAGAAGAGCTTGCAGAAGTTCTTGCTGAAAACAAACGCTATAAGAGTGCCCTCAGAAAAGCAGTTAAATCATTGAAAGAAGCTAATTTAGATTCTAAGAAAATGAACGCTGTAGAAAGAATCATCTCAGAACGGAAAGTTGGTGAACGTGGAAAACTACGAATTACGTCAGCGATTGATAAAGCGAAAAACGAAAAAGATATCTTAGTATTGGAAAGTGCTCTTAGTAGACAATATCCAAAACGAAAGAAATCAGTACAAGAAAGTAAAAAACGATCATTAGCAAATAAAAGCAGACGACAAAAACCTGCTAAGAAAAGCATAAAAGAAAGTAAAGCTGATATTATAGCTCCTTTCGGAAAGCGAATGGCTGAGATCGCGGGAATTTCAAAAAATAAATAAATAAAAAACAATAGACTAATGAATAACTATTCAAAGTTCTTACACGAACAAACAAAATATCAAAGAGAGTCTAACTACAAAAAGACTCAGAGATTAGTAGAAGAGTGGGAACCAACTCAACTTCTTGAAGGACTTTCAGAAAGTGACCGTCATAAATTGGCTCAGTTACTTCAAAATCAGGCAATGGACTTGGTTACTGAAAGTACAAAAACAGGTACTACACCGAACGCAGAGAATTGGGAAGGGATTGCCTTACCTATGGTACGAAAAATCTTTGTAGAACAGCTTGCAAAGCAACTTGTTCATACACAAGCTCTTGATCGTCCATCAGGTTACGTATTCTATCTTGATTTCAAAATCGAGAATGACAGACCTGACGCATCACCTATTTACAATGCAAACGAAAGTGTGTATGGTACTACAGAAGGTGAAAATGATCCACAAGGTGGATTCTACGGAAAAACACGCTATAGTTACACAATGAACTATCAGCAAGCTAACTTAGCTACTTCTTCAGCACCTGAAGTTGCAACATTGAGAGATGTTCAATATGATGCTAACTTAGTAGAGAAAGTTAATGCAGATGATATTCTTAAAGTAACATTTGCTCTTGGTGGATTAGAAGACGAAGTGGATACACTTGGTTTGGAAACATTTATCTTCGAAGATACTACGGGAGATGTAACTAATGTGTACCGTGAGTATACAACGTTAGACGGTGCAGATCTGACTTTCTTCTATGAAACAGATGAAGGAAGTCCAACAGCGATTGAAGATGCAGTATTACATTACACAGTACAACCATCACCAAATTCAAGAGGTGACTTTGAGGTTGGACAATCAGGAGTAGGTGCAATACCTGAAGCGAAAATGGATGTGACGAAAAAGGAAATCACAGCCAAAACAAGAAAACTGAAAACGGTGATCACACCTGAAATCATTCAGGATCTTGATGCATATCACTCAGTAGATACTCAGAAAGAGATGGCAGACTTCGTAACGAAGTATGTTAATCAGGAAGAAGATACTGAGATTCTGAATATGCTTTCAAGGGCAGCCAGACCGATTACACGGTATTGGTCAGCAATGCCGGGACGGTATGTAGACTCCAAAACAGGTGAGATCGACAACGATCAACCAAGCTACACACTCGGCCCAGCTGATTGGTACAGAACCCTTGGTATTCGCGTGAGAGACATTTCTAACGAACTGTTAACACGTAACTTAAGAGGTGGTGCTAATTGGATGGTATGTTCTCCAAAAGTAGCAACAATCCTTGAGTCATTCAACACTTTTGCTGTAACGCAGGAGAATGAAATGACATACGGAATGGGAACGAAGCAAGTGGGAACACTTGATGGATCTATTAAGATTTATAAGAACCCTTACTACTCACAAAACGAGATCTTGTTAGGTTTCAAAGGAAGTAATTTCCTTGAAACAGGTGCAACGTACGGACAATTTGTTCCTGTACAGCTTACACCACCTATCACTGATCCCGACGACTACACAGTGAAGCAGGGTCTTATGACTCGAAACGCTAAGGTAGTTGTACGTAGTGATTACTATGCACGAATTATCGTGAGAGACATTAACGTAGTGTAGTATTACGTTATTAGATTTAAAGTCATCTTCATTAAGTTGGAGATGACTTTTTTTTTTTGCTTTTAACTTTTTATATGTTTATATTTGTTTAATACGTTAATAAATAAAAAAGTTTAGGGAACATGGACACCATCATCTTAAAAAGCTCTATTAAGAACGATTCATATACAGAACACATCTACAAACATTACGACATTCAAAATACAAAGGAAGTAGTTACAAAAATTCCCACCTTCGATATTCCTGAAGACGATTGGAATATTGGATTGATTTATGGAAATTCAGGCAGTGGAAAAACGACATTAATTAATTCCATGGGTGGTGAATATATTGATTATGATATGGGTGAGGATGTACCACTAATATCAAATTACGACCATCTATCTGAAGAAGAAGCTTCTAAATTATTATCGTCTGTTGGATTAAGTTCTGTTCCTTCATGGTTAAAACCGTATCAGGTATTAAGTAATGGAGAAAAATTCAGAGCAGATATGGCAATGAAGTTATCAAAGGATAAGAGGGATATAACATTTATTGATGAATTTACAAGTGTAGTTAATAGAGATGTTGCTAAATCTGTTAGTGTAGCAATCTCAAAATATATTAGAAGAAATGATAAACAAGTCATCTTCTCTTCTTGTCATGATGATATTATTGAATGGTTACAGCCAAATTGGATATATTATCCTGAATTGGGAAAATTGGTAAAAAAAAAAGTCCAAGAACGACCACCTATTGAATTACGTATTTTTGAAGGGAAATACGATTCGTGGGAAATATTTGCAAAACACCACTATCTAACACAGACATTAAATAAATCTGCACGTATCTATTTAGGATATTGGAATGAAAGGTTGGTTGGATGTGTAGCTGTAATAGCACAACCATCAGGTCATTTTGATAATGGTATGAGAGGGACAAGAACTGTTGTATTACCTGATTTTCAAGGGATGGGTATAGGTTCATCATTATCTAATTATGTAGGCGGTAGTTATGTACAAGCGGGATATAGATATTTTGTAAAAACAGTAAACCCCGCATTGGGAATATATAGAGAGAATCACCCTGAATTATGGAAGCCTACCTCTAAACACGGAAGGGTGTTAAAATATAAGAATGATAATGGAAAACAATTTAATTCAAATTGGAAAGCTTTGAATAGAAAGAGCTATTGTCATGAATTCATTTCTGAAGATATAGGAGATCCGTCAATTATATTACACAAAAGATAATTATTTATTTAAATAAATTTGGATTTAATTAAAAAAGTCCGTATCATATAAGTGATGATTAAAGATAATAATAAATAAAACGGTGATTGATATGAATTATTCAATAACTCCTGTAACAAAACTTTTCAGAGAAAATGATATACCTACTTCCCCAATGAAAAAATCACGTGGACGTAATACAGGTAACTATGACAACGTTATTTGGGTACAGACTGAAGAAGGATATTCATATTCAAAAGCTCAAAATGCTGATTATGTATGGTTCTTCGTTAAAGGTGATGAAGTTTTTGAAAATATGAAAAAGGTTATCGAGGATGCAGGATATGAAGTTGATTACTATCAGCCAAATGGACATGATGGTGGCGAGATGTCAGTAGATCTCAAACAATTTTATAAAAAATGAAATAAATAAATTTGGATTTAATTAAAAAAGTCCGTATCATATAAGTGATGATTAAAGATAATAATAAATAAAACGGTGATTGATATGAATACTCATGAAACACAAAATGGCGTAATCACAGACCAACTTAAAGAAAAAGGATTAAGTAATTCAGTAGATAGAAGTAAACCAAAGGTAACTGTATATTATACAACGAGAAATGTATCAGGTTTCAACTTCGCACATAATGGTAAAGTTGATGTGCGACATTATAATATGGATGGTAGTTTTTTAAGACGGACAGAAGAAGAACCAAAACTACACCATTATACAAAAGTGAAAGAGATGACGTTTCCACTTGGTAGTGTACGTGATCAACCTGAAGTTAGTGATGAAGGTATTCCATCTAAACATCTTGAAGCTATCTACAGATACTTCAATATGGTGATGCCTTCGGAAATTACAGAAAGGATAAAAAATGGTGATCTTGAAGTTGAACATTCATCTATGTCAATTGGTGATTTAATACAAATAGACGATCATTATTTCATCGTAAGTGATATAGGATTTGAAAAAATAGAAATTTAAAAAAAAATCAACTTTTTTTTCGTTTTTTACATTTTTATTTATAATTACTTTACGAGATCATGTTGTTATTGAACTACATGGTTTCGTAAATTTTTTTATAGTAATTATAAATAACGTATAAATGCCTGAATCAATTATCTCACCTCAAGTTAAAACTAAAGAAGTAGACCAATCTTTTATACCACCGTTTCCTGATGAAATGACAGCTATGGTGGTTGGTGTAACAAAAAAAGGAAATTATTTCACACCACAAACAGTAACAGCACAAAATTTATCATCTAAAATAGGATCACCTAACTATAATAATCTTAGAGAATATACTTCTCTCACAGCACAGAATTATTTAGGTGGTGGTGCAGAGACAGTAAAAGTGTTACCTGTAACAGCTATTTCATCTGAAACTATGGGTGAATCTCATGTGTTTACAGCAACTATAGCTACTACAGAATATGAGTTTATGCAAGTATTCCCAACAGCAGAGAATGTTGGTGATAATGTAACAGTTGCAGTAACAGGAACATTATCTGAATTAACAATCACTGTAGACGGTGACGATTTAGTTACTGATTATGATTTTACAGATGCTCAGAATGTAATCAATTTCTTTGAGCGTTATAGAGATCCACTATCACAAGTGAATAAAGTATTTGTTAAATCAATTGTAGATGTAAATCAAGTAGCAACAGATCTTAATGAAGATTCTGCTGATATTGATTCAGCTACAGTAGCAGTTGCATCATCAACCGTATCAACCGTTGATTATAGAATGCCAAGTTCCCCGTGGGTATTATCACAAGAGGGTGATCAATTATTTAAATTCCATTCTCTATCAGGATCAGATATAGCAAACAGATCATTTAGAGTTAGAATTTCAGATATTAGATTAGCATCTGAATTAGGAAATCAGGAAGCATACGGTGAATTTACAGTTGAAGTATACAGTTACTCAACTAATAATTTAATTGATGATACAGACAGATCTCGATTTGAAGATGAGGTTTTATTTGAATCATTCCGTTGTTCATTAGATCCACAATCTGAAAATTATATAGCACGTAGAATCGGTAATAGAAGAGAATATTTTGATACAGATGCAGGATCAACGCAATTTGATGGTATCTTTGCTAACCGTTCTAATTTTATTAGAGTGGAAATGTCAGATGGCGCTACATCATTACCTACATCAATGGTTCCATGGGGATTCGAACGATATGATCTATCATTGGATTTCTTCGCAGGACAAGAACCAACATTTTATAGAGAACCGACATTAAGTCTTGATGGTGGAGTTGATTTTAGTGATCCATTTGTAGACTTTATGCACGTTGAAGAATTATCTAATACAAATACAGTTTCAACAGCCGATGAACATTATTCATTGGGTGATGTCAATACACTTGATGATAGTTTACGTAAATTTACATTCGGTGTATTTGGTGGGACACAAGGATTACCCGACAATAAAGTTAAGAATGTAGGAAAAGATATTAGTACAGAGAATACATTTGGATTCGATTTCTCATCAGATTCTGATTCAGGATATTTAGCATGGGAAAGAGCACTTGATATCTTATCAGATAAAGAGGATGTTCAATTTGACGTTCTTTTCTTAGCAGGGCTTAATTTAATTGACCACCAAAACGTGGTGAATAAAGCTATTGAAGTTGTTGAGAATAGAGGTGATGCACTTATTATTGTTGACGCAGGTAATCCTGAATCAACAGATAACGAAGTTACATCTAAGGCTTCTGAATATGATACATCATATGCTTCAGCATTTTCACCGTGGTTATTATCATCTACAAATGATTTAATACCACCATCAAGTGCATTTGCAAATACAATCGCTGTAAACGACAGGAATTTCAAACCATGGTATTCACTTATTGGTATTGAGAGAGGTCGTATAACGGGTGTATCAGACGTAACACGGAAGTATAATATTAAACACCGTGATAATATGGTGGAAAATAATATTAACCCTATTGCGAAAAAGAAAGGGAATATTTTAGTTTTCGGTACTGAAACGTTGCAACAAAGAGATACATTACTAAGTAATTATCCAATTCGAAGATTACTGATTGAAGCCAAGAGAAGAATCTCTGACGTAGCTGATTTCTACATTGGAAAACAATTTACGGATCAGATGTTAGCATCTCTTGAAGAAGAAGTAACACAAGAGCTTGCAGAAATCAGGGATCAGAACGGTCTTGAAGGGTTTGCCGTAGAATTTGACACTTCTGATGATTTACGTAGCAGGGGAATTGTAAATGGAGCAATCGTATTACAACCGACTGTAGGTGTGAAAGGAATTGTGTTTACATTCAAAGTAACGAACATTGGCGTTGAATTTGAATTTTAAAATTATAAAAAACAGTATAATTAATAATAGAATATAAAGATATTATACTAAATAAAATAAAATGGCTTTTATAGTACCCGACGGAATATCAAGAGGAACACATCAAATGACACCAAAAATGTCACACAGGTTCCTCTTTTCAATAGACAATGACCCTACGACTAAATTGGTTTGTAAAACAGCACAGCGTCCAACGCAAAATAGTAATGTTGTTCAAATACCACATATTAACAAACCAAGAAAAATTAAGGGTATAACACAGTGGGAACCAATCAATGTGACATTTTTAGATCACGTTGCACCTTCTTCAACTCAATATATCTATGAATGGTTAAAAATGCATTCTGATATATACACGGGTAGAGATGGGTATGAGTCTTTTTATAGAAGAGAGGCGACTTTGGAGATGCTGGGCCCAGCAAACGACGTGGTTGAGAAGTGGGTTTTTGAGAATGTATGGATGTCATCGACATCATTTGGAGACGTAAATTGGGAGACAGATACCCCAATGGAGATAAATGTTACATTAGAATTTGACGATGTAATATTAAAATATTAAAAATATGGAAATTTATGTTATCATGGATCAGCGATAAAACAGTATTAGATTTAATTTCAATTCAGAAAATTCTTGGTATTGCACTCTTTATTTTGTATATTGAGTACATTAAGAAGAAATACGTATTTTTAAGGTCTATGACGACTTTAAAAAACAAAATAAAAAAATTATTTATTAAGTAATATACTATCTATAGAGGTATTAAATGAACGAAAAAAACGTTCTACAGAAACACGGTAAAGAAGAGAAAACATTAGAAGAAATATTAGAAGAGACGGCTCACACAAGAATTGATTTACCTTCTAATGGAGTCATTTACCCGAAGAACAATGTATTATCCAAAGGGGTACTACATATGCGTTATTTAAAGGGTAAAGATGAAGAGGTACTATTATCACCATCTAAAATACAAGAAAGTACATTTGCAGATGTACTTTTAAATCAAGTTATTTTAGAACCTGATTTTAATGTAAAGGATTTATCCATCGGGGATAAAACATATTTGGTATTGGCTTCTCGAATCTCATCATTAGGAGATGATTATGCAGTAAAAGAGATTAAATGTCAAAATCAGTATTGTGATCATGTAGAAAAGAACTATGAGATTAAATTATCTGAATCAATAGGTGATGCTCCTAAAATTCATGATCCTGTGGAGAGCAATAAAAATTTATTTAAAACAACATTACCAACATCAGGTGATGAAGTATCTATGAGAACGATCACGGGTCATGATTTAGATGAGATAACGAAAATGGAGAATAATTTACAAAGAACGGGTCAAGAATTAACGATGCTCCATACCTTATCTATTTTAATTGAATCCGTATCAACATTAGGTGAAGATCCTTCTCAAAGAAAGATTATTGAATATCTTGAAGAAGCTTCATTCCCTGATATGGGACATTTAAGGAAATTCCTAAAGGAGATTAGGCGTACGCCTGAAAACACCATCTCATACAAATGCCCCTCTTGTGGAACAGATCAGAAGATTGCTATTAGTTTAGGAATCGACTTTTTTTTTCCTGAGTACTAATGCATACAGACAACAATTAACTTTTGTTATGATTGAGACATCTAATGGATATATAGATCTGTTAGAAATGCCTACCGACTTGCGTATTAATTTAATAAATGATATATTGGATATGAAGAAGATACAAAAAGAAAAAATGGATGAATTAAAAAGTAATATGTCCGTTGGTAGAAAAGTTAAAAGGTGATAATTATGGAAAATAGAAATCATGAAGCTGACTATATAGTTGAATTAGGTGGTTGCGCATTTCAATTGTTTGTGGGGCTACTTATACTCAGTGTAATTTTGTTTATAGGTGGTGTTATTATTGGAGAATTAGGTTTAACCTAAAAAGGAGATAATTATGGGAGATTGTAATTGTAATAATAGAAATCAAAGTACCATGGGTGAAGCATGGGGTAGTTGTTTATTTCAACTATGGGTGATATTTTTTAGTTGTTTTTTAATACTAATGGTAATATCAATGTGTGAAACAGGTTTTAGTTAAATAATATAACGTTCGTCGGAAGGTAAAAGGGATTGTATTAATTTACAATCCTCTTTTTTTATTTAAATGTTATTCATAATTACTAATGTATAAAGATTATTAATTAGAGTAAGTTTCGAATAACATGTTTCAGCAGGGTGCATTATTTAATATTAGTGTAAGTGACATAGTAGGTCTACTTAAAGATTCTCAGAAAGAGCAGATACGTAAAGACAGGAAAGAACTTTCTAAGATTGGGGATAAAATACAAAACCTAAATAAACTCTTCGTTAAATCTATGGATGAAGATGAATTAAAGGTTTTAAAGGAGATGAGAGACTCCATGAAATCAAGAGAGACAGAACTCCAAAAAAGTCAAACTAAGTCTGAAATAGAAAAAAAGATTAAACCCCAACAATCATTTCTTCAAACAACAATTGATAAAATTGATAATTTAACGGGGGTTGCTTTAGACCTTTCACAGATATCAGGGGCAACAGTTTTTAAATTAACTACCTTGGCTACAGGTGCTCTACTTGCACCCGCAATTAGATCGATGTCTAATTTAAATGATATTATTACAGAAATTGGTGTTAATAGTGATCATATATTAGAAAATTTCATTGAGCTTAATAATGAAATGGTCGATATGGCTCGATCAGGTGATAGAATAAAAGGGTCATCTATAGCTCATATGAGGTCATCTATAGAGATACAACAGCAATATGGTATGATGGCTTCTTCATCATCAGCTACATTAGAAACCGTTTCTACATTCCCATACGCTTTAGGTTTATCACGTGAGGCGGGGGTTGAATTTTTAAATACATTACGTGGTATAACAGGGGAGAGTCAAGATATAAATTCAAGTTTGATTCGATCTTTAGCTAATCTGTCTGAAGTGAATAATTTACCTATGCAGTATATAATGGATGATATATCCAATAATGCTGAATTTTTTGCACTACGTTCAGGTACAGGATCTGAGAATATGGCAAGAACAGTTCTATCGGCACGTAGATTAGGTATTGAATTATCAACCATATCAAGTATGCTGTCAGGATTAGAAACAGTTGAAGGTGTAATAGAATCTCAAATGAAGATGAGTTTATTCACAGGTCAACAGATAAATCTATTAGATAGTGCTACAGCAAATTTCTTTGGTGATACAGAAGAAGCTACATTAGGTATATTACGTCAACTTGAAAAAATTGATGAGGCTACATTTGATCAACCTTTTGTTCGTAAACAGATGGCAGAGCAATTAGGTGTATCTGCTACAGAACTTAATAATATATATGAAACAGTTCAACGTATAGGTGCTCAAGATGTAATTGGATCATTAGGATTTGATGATAGTTTAGAAGAGTTTAGAGATACTTTATCGGGTATTGGTATGACAAGAATAAGGAATTCAATAAGTAGAGATATAATAGATCCTATTCAAAACGCTTTGAGTAAAAATGCGAAATGGTTAGATTCATTTGCAAAAAAAATATCGGGGATGATAAGTTTTATTGGTAATAGTGTATTAGCTCCAATGTTTGAAGCTATGCCTGTAGCTATGACAGTGATGACAGGTGTAGGTGGTTTAATAGCTACAATAGGTGCACAAGGATTATTGCAGATGGAAGGGAATCAATTATTAAGAATAATCGCATCAAATACGGCTGTTACAGCAGGTGATAAGGGTGTTTCTACTATATGGGGTGGGAAAAAGGCAAGTATTCAAAGGGGACTTGGACTTGCAGGTACTGCTTCGGGAGCTATTGGTGTGGGTGCTTCATGGATGAATGATAGGGAAACATATATGCAAGCAGGTATGTCAGGTCTTTTGGCGGGGGGTAGTACAGGTGCAATGGTAGGTGGTGTTCCTGGGGCACTTATAGGAGGTGCTATTGGCGGGGCTGTTGGATTAGCAGGAGAGTATGTTTCACATAATTTAGCTGAAGGTGGAATTGTTACAGAACATATCGTAGCCAATGTTGGTGAAGGTAAAAAGAAAGAAGCGGTAATACCTTTAGACTCAAGTAGAGGAAAGGAAATGATACAGACGAATCTCACAGATAATTCAATTGAGAAGTTGGCAAAAGCAATAGCACGTGAAGGTGTGAATGTTAATATCCAATATAGTTACAATGGTAAAAAAATGGATGACTCTGAGAAATTCTTTAAGGAAATTGCAAAATAGGTAATACTTAATAGTAAGTTATAAATACAAAGAAAAATAAAATGGCTAACGAAAATTTAAAAAAATTAGTTACTAAGGCACGTGATAACTTCGAAAAAACTAAACTCGATGATAATAGAACGATTCGATATCGCTTTGGTCAAACAGTTTATATGGATGGAGAAAATCTATTTACAGGTCTTTTCGTATCTGAGAATGGTGAACCAAAAAGTTGGAATGGCTCTTCCTTTTCAGACGAAACATTAAGCTCAAAGGATGGGTTTTTGAAACTCATTAATCAGAATATTGATAAGAATAAGAAAGACGTTCTTTCGGGATAATGAGTATAAAAAATAAAAATAAAGAACTTTCAGAATTGATAGACAAAGCGAGATCTAACATCGAAAAAAATAACTTAGGAGGTGATCAACCATCGATTAACTATCAATTCGGGTCTACGGATGGGTTTGGTTTCGGTAATAAATATTGGAACCATACACCCCGTAAGATTAAAGCTATCCGATTTATCACGGAAGGTCTATAATTACATTTATTCATTTACAAATACTCAGATATGTCAAAGACTTTCGATTGGAATAAAGCGGTAATAGAAAAATATATATTTGAAGATGGTGATGTAACACAGGTATCGGACTTCATTAAAGAGCAGATAAAATTACATTCATTAAATAAGATATCAGGTAGAGTATTTAATCCACTTGGATTTGTTTCTAATATTATTGATAGTTATTCAGATAACCCAATTATCGAACAGACACTTAAAAAATTAGTTAGTGAGTATACAAATAATGCGGGTATCTTAGATACAACAGACGGTAAGACGTTTGGAAGAGTATTAGACAATGATGCAGAGCAGGTATATTTTAAAGATGCTGATACGTTTAAAAAAGCTGTTGAAAGAAGAGGCGGTGATTCATTTATTAAATCTTCCCTCAGATCAATAGGAAATTCATTGATAAATAAATCCGCACAGTCTTTAGGTATTGACGTGCCCATGTCGGCTTCAAAATCAATCATGGCGCAGACTTTGGCGTATAGTGAGGATCTTATAAAGGAAAATTTTTTTAAAGGCTCTCAGAGCGAATTTGAGGAATTATATGAGAATGAAAAACCAAGTCATGATCAGTATACAACTATTGATCCTATTGGGAAAAATGCAATCGGATTCACACATAGTGAATTATCTTTAGTTAATTTAAATCCGATTAAATTGAGAAGGTTATTTAATGATGTAAAGAATGGATTGTATGCTCAGAATATAGCTGTGAAAAAACCTAAAGTAGTAACTGATTATGAAGAGATTACAAATATTTCTAAGAATATAAAGGATAGGTTTAAATCTAATTTTAATGAGTTGTTGGGACGTGGGGATCAGAATAATGAATTTTGGGTACGTAGAACAGCAGAATATACACCATCAAGTAAAGGTGCTAAAAAATATGATGCTTCAGGGACAAGCAAAATACGTGAATCAGAAACCAAACTTTTTGAAATTTTATTAAATAAAAAAAGTGGTGTAGATAATGTAGATGATTTACATGCGAGAATGATAGATGAATATAAAGAATCTATCGAAGGAGATATCACAGAAGAATGGGTAAATAAAAAAGATCATAGGGGTTTCACATCGGAAAATGAAGGTAGAACGCCATTTGAAGATGTCAGTTCAAAACCGTATATTGAACCTTCTAAAAGAATAGAAGGGTACAGGAATATGTATAACCCTAATTTCTCAAAGAATAGGGAGATATTCATAAACAATACGGATAGAACGTATGAAATGGATATGACCACATTAATTTCACATATACCTGATGAGCACAATGACCCCGTATTAATCAGTGAAATCCAAAATATAACGGATAGTGATTTTGATGAAGAGAATTTTATGTATCTATCATTTGAAGATACACGTACAGGTAATTTAGTATATCTAAAACCGTACATTGAAGGATTAACAGATGATACACAAGCATCATTTGATGAGGGGGATTATTTAGGAAGAACAGAATCGATACCTAAATATATTAAAACTACAAGTGGAGTGAATTTCTCTTTTGTTTTACATGCTTCAACACCTAAAGAGTTGATGATGATGTATAAAAAAATAGAGTTTTTAGAATCACTTAATTATCCTATTGCAGATGATCAATTTAAACGGGTTCAGAATCCATTGGTACGATTTTCTATTGGGGATCTCTATCAGAATAGAGGTGGTTATATTACTTCATTTTCGAAAACTATAAGTGATAGTGATTCGAATTGGGAAAGTAGGAAAGGATATACAGTACCAAAATTGATCCGATGTTCAATCAGTATACAGAAGTTTCATGATAGAATGCCTTATATTCCTATGGATTATACTTTTGATAGAAGTGCTGATTTCTCATTATTTGATATGGATTACACACAAAATGAATAATCATGTATAAGACAAAAGAAATAAAAGATAGAAAATCAGGATTCAGGTATCAGAGGGCATCAATTCTTAAAAGAATACCTATCAGTGATGATGATATATTTGTTGAAATTAAAGGTGGTGAATCACTTAGTTTTTTAGCATATAAATATTATGGTAGCGATAAATATTGGAGAATCATAGCTCAAGCAAATAGACTACATACAAATTTTCCAAAGATAGGTACAGTCGTGAGAATACCACAGAGTCCTACATTGAATTTTATTAAAGAGTAATGGTATATTATGGCTACAAAATTTTCACAAGTTGTTGGTAGATCGTTTTCTAAGAACGTTAAAAAAGAATTTGAGAGACGTAAAGGATTAAATCAAGACTTCAGTAATACTTCTGAATTATATCAACCTTATTTTATTTTACGGAGAATAAAAAGTTTAGATCCTGTTACAAAAATGAAAGAGGTAGAAGACTCTGATTATGTAAAAGGAAGATTTTCTAAATTAGGAAAAGTATTTGAAGATGGGTATGATATATCATATGGGTTAGATGATTTAGAAGGGGATAGTGATCGTAGGGGTTTTCCTGCAATAACATCTGTTACATTTGAATTAGAGGATTTTACATTTTATAGAACGACGATTAATTTCGAGATCCCTGATATAAAACATTTTAAAGAGTTTAGAGAAAAGTGGTTACAATTTGGTGCACCTGTTGAATTAGAATGGGGTAGGCATTCACCTGTTAATTTTGAAATAGATGATAATGAAGATATACACCCAAATAAAGAGAAGAGATTGGGAAATGTAGTTAAATTTGACTATGGTGTAGAAGGGAATAGTAGGTCTATCACAGGAACATTAATTATTTATTCAGTCACATGGCTACCTGTATTACAGGAGGGTTCTATGGAAGATCATGAGTCAGAAGGATTTAAGAATTGGATGACCGATGAATTATTAAATGCTGTTGAAAATCCTCTTATATTTTCAACCGATTATGATAAGATCATAAATAGAATATCAAGGGGTGGAATAGATAGGTCAAATCAGAATTTTGTAGAGGCACGTAATACCAAAAGGGACAAAGTAGAAGATTACTTTTGGGGTGTAACTCGTTTGGCAGATGAAACATTTGCTGAAAAGGCAGAAGATACACCCGCAGGAAGACGTGAAAGACATGGCGAATTAATTCACCCTGATTCGGATGTACATAGGTTTAATACTTTGTTACCTATCAAAGTAATAGATCGTCAATATACTAATGTTGATAATATAACCGAATATGTAAATTGTCATCTTAAACTTGATGTAGAGACGTTTGGTACTGAATTATATTATTTCATATCATTGGAATTAATAGAGAAATTATTAAATAGATATTACAATTCCTTATCATCATATAATAGAAAATTAAATGTAGATGAGAAAAATATATTTAGTTTTAATTTATCTAACACAGTAATAAATAATTATTCATTTAGAGGTATTAGAAGTAGAATGCCTCAAGATGTTGTTATTAATCCACGTGAAAAAAGATATTCTTTAGATGAGGATGGTGTATTAGTTGAAGATGATGATGGGGAACATTTTAAATCATCTGATATATATATTTCAGCACCAACATTCTTCAGGTTATTAGATCAATCACGTGGTGGATATTCTTTTGTAGATTCCTTATTGGATAAAATATCTTCAGCAACAGGACAAATGGTAGATCTATCACAGAAAAAAGAAGAAGGTGAGATCATTAATGGTAGTGTTATAACAACAGGAATAACGGTTTTTGATTCATCATTAATCAGAGATAATAAAGATGATAGTTATACATCATTTAAATTACAAGATGCAAGAGAAAAAATAAAAGGATTTTCATTTCAAACTGAAATAGCTGATGAAATAGCAAATATGATTTTCTTCCGTTCACGCGGTGAATTTATAAATGAAGAAGACAGTAGGGATATAAATGACGTATTCTTATTTTCAAAAGAATATAATTTACGTTATTTAAAGGAAATTGTGGGGGATAGGCTTAATAAATTAACTGATAAATTAGATTCTCATTATGATCATACATATGGATCTGATAGGGATGAAACAGTATCTGATATAGACAGGTTTCAACATAGATCTATGAGAAACACCCGACAGAAAATAAATAATGAAGTAGATAGGTATTCAGAAATAGAATATGATGAAGAATCAAATAGGTGGTACATAAAGGGTGTAGATGATAATGAATATGATTTAAACGAATATTACAAAATACGTCAACAGTTAACTAATAGGATAGAGCAACGATTTGATATATTCAATAGTGATATATCAAGAAATATAAGTGATAATATAGATAGACGATTATTACGAACCGAAACAGAAAAGGATAAATTATTAAATATCCTTACATTCGTTAGTATGTTCTTTTCACAGACCATAGAAACACAACGTACAGATTATTATGCTAATGGAAATTTCCGTCTGCCATATAATTTGAGTTTTGAAGTTGAGGGTATTTCAGGTATTTTACCATCACAAGCTTTGAAAGTAGATTTACAAAGTTTTGATATGGATTACAGAGATCAAGAAGAAGCGTTGTTTGTGGTAACAGGATTATCACATACATTTGAAGGTAATAGTTGGATAACCACATTATCATGTTCATTTTGGATCGATTTTAAAGAGAATACATTTCTTAATTCATATGAAGAAGGTGCAACATCAGATATAATGACTAACGAATATAGAAACATCTTGGCAACGTTGAGATTGATTTTCCTAAAAAGAATTAAAAAAGATTTGGAAATTTATAATGATAATGTTAATTTGTTAAACGAAGAAACATTTCTAAATTTTGTAGATTCCGATGAGACCATTTACAATTATTTATTTCCATCGGACTAAAGTAGATAAGTACTGATTAAATGAAATATACATTATTCCCAATTTTTAATAAATTGGTGAATCCAACGAAGTTATTAGGGTTATGCTCTATTAATGAGGAAGCGGATTTTAAATTTCACAATTTCGGCTTTGGTATGGATACACCATTTTATAGATATCATGAAGAATTGATCACGGATGTAATGAAGTATTATAATGAACATGATGTGATAACATATTTTAAAAAGGGATTTTATTCTTTAGAATATACATGGGGTAATGTTAATCAATGGAACGATGTCAATTCAATACTTTGGCTACATAATAAAGAATTAAATTTAGAATACTATGATCCAAAGGGATATATTTATTTCCCATTGTCTTTTTATAGTAGACTATTACGAACATTGGTGAATAAACCGTACTATGAAAAACTATTTGATTTAGAAATTTCGGATAATATTAATACACTTACTTATCGAAGCGTCATCAAATTTAGACGGATTTATTCATTTACAAAATAAAAGGATGTATAAATACTTCGACCATTATACAAAAGGTGGGCGTTTCAGAGATGTTTTATCAAATACTATTTCAATAGAAGTTGATAAAAGGAAACAAATTCAGACGAAAGGTATAAAGGTTTATGTTGATATAGATTCTTATCACTTACGACTTATTGATGAAGTTGTTGGTAATTTTATACCCAAAGATGAAAGAGGACATGATTGGCTAATGAAACAAGTATTTAAAGAAGGTCAATTACCTGATAAAAAGGATCAAAAGAAATTAGTGTTCACAGCGTTATATGGAGACAACTTTGAAATGTTACCTTGTGAATTCACAGAGACAATTCAACGTAAAAAATATTTATTTAAATCACCTTTGGGACGTAAGAAAATTCCATTCAACTATATTAT